GATCGCTACGCCGAGGCACTGAAGGCCGCGCCCGAGCTGGACCGGCGCAGGCTCCGCGACGGCGAGTGGACTGTGGACCCTGGGGGCGATTCGTGACCGGCTACCACGAGCAGCAGGGGGCATTGACTGCCCGGATCCTCGCCCACGTAGACCTGGCGGGCATGCCCATCGCGGACCGCGTCGACCTGATGACAGCGATCTCGGAGCTCGCCGGCCTCGAGCCGCCGGGGGTCGCCCCGGGCATCACGATGCCGGCCACGGCGGTGCGGCATCCGGCGTGCGTGCCGGACCGGATCGGAGTGTGCGCAGCGGCGTGCCTCGACGAGGGCCTCTCCCACTGCTGCAACAACCCCGACCCCCGGCACGACGGGGATCACCAATGCCGGTGCAGGCACGCCTGGGCCGAGGTTCGGGCACAGCAGGAAACCGGCGCGTGCGGACTCCACCACCAGACCGAGGGCACCGACCACGAGTGCGTGTGCCGGCTGGCGGTCCACAACCTCGTCGGCGGGCCGGACTTGATCGAGCGGCCGCTGCACGCCTGCGTCGAGTGCGACGCCTCCTGGACTGAACTGTGACGGGAGGCCGCCGATGTTGATGAAGGGCGGGAAGAAGGCAGCGCGCAAGCTGATGCGCACCGTCCCCGGGGCTGCGGGCCGCGCCCAGCGCGCCTGGACCCGTGTCCGCACCAACGCGTTGGTCGTCGCCGGGTTCGGCGCCATCGACTACGGCGTGTACGAGTTGGCCGGCAACTGGTGCTGGATCGCTGTCGGCCTCTCCCTGCTGCTCGTCGAGGTGCTCAACGAGAGCGACGACGACACCGGTAGCGCCGAGGAGTCGCAGTGAGGTCGCCGCTGCGCACGCTCGTGAGGGCCGTGGCACGAAAGCCCGACACGAGCACGCCGCCTGTCCCGGTGTCCGGCGCGGGCAAGTTCCGCTCCCAGGTGAACGGGATCCTCGGCGGGTACGCCAGCTCGGACGCGGACCGGCAGATCGAGATGTACAAGCACAACACGCCGCTGCACTCGGCCGCCGGCTTCAACGCGACCGCGGTGGCGGGCGTCCAATGGCGCCTGTTCCAGCACGCCGACGGCCGGGGCCGCATCAGTGGGCCCGACCCGCGCAAGGAGGTCACCACCCACCAGTCGATCAGGGTGTGGAACCGGCCGAACCAGTTCATGACCGGGAGTTTTTTCAGGGAGTACTGCCAGCTGCACGTCGAGCTGACCGGCTTGGTGTACTGGGTGGTTGTGCGCAACGCAATCGGCATCCCGGTGTCGATGTGGCCCGTCAAGCGCACCAGCATGATCCCGATCCCGGATCCGGAGAAGTATCTGGTGGGCTACGCCTACCTGCCGGACGACGGCGGCAAGGCGATCCCGCTCGGTCTTGACGAGGTCATTCCTATCCAGACGGTCGACCCGTCGGACCCGCTGGGTGGGTGCGCGCCGGCGCAGCCGTTGATGACGGACATGGACTCGGCGAAGATGACGGCCGAGTTCCGCCGGAATTATTTCCAGAACTCGGCGAATCCTGGCGGCATCATCCAGATCGAGCAGGATACAAACCTGTCCGATCTAGAGTTTGACGAGCTGTCTGAGCGGTGGGCCGAGCAGCACAGGGGCGTCAGGAATGCCCACCGGGTCGCGATTATCGAACGCGGCAAGTGGATCAAGAACGACAACTCGTTGCGGGACATGCAGTTCGTGGAGATGAGGGCGGACGACCGCGACACCGTCTACGAGGGATACCGCACCAGCAAGAGCCTCATGGGCGTCACCGAGGACGTCAACCGCGCCAACGCCGAGGCCAACGAATACATCTACGCCAAGTGGAACCTGTCCCCGAAACTCGGCCGCTACCGCGACGCGCTCAACGTCTTCTTCATGCCCATGTTCGCCAGCGCCCAGGGCGGCGAGTACACGTGGGACTACGACAACCCTGTGCCCGCCGATTGGCAGGCCGACGCCGCATCCACGGCGGCGAACGCGCACGCCGCCGCCGAGTTGGTCGCCGCCGGCTACGACCCGGTCGCCGTCGCCGAAGCCATGTCCCTGCCCAACATCCCGTACGTGGGGCCACCGCAACAGATCCAAACTCCAGCCGACCCAGTCGAAGCGCACCGCAGGGTGCCCATCGCCGCGACGGCCGAGGTGCTGCAACGAATCCCGGCCGCTGACCGGCTCCTCGCCCTAATGTCGTCGTGGGGGTCCATGTGACTGTCCTCGCCAGGCTGCTCCGCAAGCGCCGCGAGCAGCCGACCGCTGTCACCGTGACCTTCAGCGGATCGGCCGACGCCGCGTTCAGTCGGGCTTTCATGGAGATGCTGCGGCAGGGGTCGATCCGCATCCGGCGCGACGACGACGGCGATCCGCCCGTGCCGGTGTGACTACTGCGCCGGCCACGACGAAGGCGGTGGCGCGAATCCTCGGCCGCCGCGTCGAGCAGCTCACCGCGGCGATCCAGGACGCCATCACCGCGCTGGAGACCTACCCGGTCGACCCGCAGGCGGTCATCGACGGGCTACGGGAGGCGCTGTGTCCTCCCCAACCCTCGACGCCCAGCAACCCCAATCCGACCAGCAGCAAGCCGAATCCGTCGACCTGAAACCCGTGGAGGTCGCGTTCGCCGCCGCGTTGGCGGCGCTCCTCATCCACTGGGCTGCGGTCAAAGCTGCCTGGGTCACCGACCTTGTCAGCCAGATCGGGAGGGCTGCGGCTGCCGGGGACATCGCCGGATTCGGGCGGCTCGCCGTGGACTCCGAGCACGCCGCGAACATCGTGCGAGACGCGCTCACCGCCTACGCCGCCGCCTCCGCCGGGCACGTGGTCGCCGAGGCGCAGGAGCAGGGCGTCCAGGGCGTGCAGCCGGTCGAGCCAGACAGTGAGGACCTCGCCGCCCAGGCTGCGGTGGCCGCCGCCCTGCTCGCCACGGCGCTGGCCACTTCCGCCGGCTCCGAGGCGGCACGCGTCCACCGCCAAGGCCGCGAGGGGAAAGACGGTGCACCATCCATCCCCGCCAGCCCGCCAGCCGACACACAGGCGGCCGTACGTGAGCACCTGGACGGCCTCAGCGACACCCAGGTCGAGTACGTCCTCGGCGGCGCGCTCACCGGTGCCCAGAACGCGGCGCGGATCTTCACGCTGACGGCGAATCAGATCGACACCCACGATTTGATCTTGCTTGCGTCAGAAGAACTCGACACTCACACATGTCAGCCCTGCTTTGACATCCACGGAACGCGCCTCGGCGACACGGTGACCGGGGATTTCCGTCTCCTGTACCGGCTGTACCCGGTGCGCGGCTACATCGAATGCCTTGGCCGGGACCGTTGCCGGGGCACGGTCGTAGGCGTGTGGCAAGAACGAAAGTGAGCGAGTCGATGGCTTCCGGCTTCCAGGCTGTCCCGTTCGAATCGGCGAAGATCCTGCGGTTGCAGCCGGGCGACATCGTCGTGTTGCGCGTTCGCCAGGAACTCTCCGAGCACGACCACGTCGCGTTCATGGAGCACGCGAAGCTCCTGTTCCCTGACCACCAGGTTGCGGTGCTGACTGGGGACGACGAGCTCCAGGTGTTCCGCAAGGACTGACGTCCCCCCCATGCCGCACTGAGGTAGATCCGCGTTCCCTCACCCGCTCCCAAATGTCTTGTGGGTGGGCGTTTCCGCGCGGGGATTTCCGGAATGGCTGTCGAGCCAACGCATTGAGAGAAGGTGAGTGGCATTCCTCCGATCCCCGTTCACCACACGGCTACCACGGACGAGACATGGGACGGCCCGGCCGCCGTGGCGGCGATGCCGAACGACAAGGCCACGCTGCACTACTGCCACGCCTGGGAAGAGTCCGATGCCGACGACAAGAAGTCGGACTTCAAGTTCCCGCACGCCAAAACGAAAGGCGGCCCGGCGAACCTCGCCGCCTGCCGCAACGGTCTCGCACGCCTGGAGTCGGCGAACATCCCCGACAGTGACCGGGCCGGTGTGAAGGCGCACCTGCAGGCACACCTGGACGACGGCGACAAGGGCGGCGATGACGATGGCGGAAAGGCCGATGACGTCGCTCGGTTTCCCCTCAGCGACGAGGCTTCATGGGCGCGCGCTGGGCAACTGGGCAACCTGGTCAGCTCGGAGCGTGCTCGGCAGCGCGCCGTCCGAGCCCGAAAGCTCTCCGACCGAGCCGAGTTCTTCCGGTTCACCAACACCACCGGCACGGACACGGCGCGACTCGACATCTTCGACGAGATCGGATTCTGGGGTGTCGACGCCTCCGAGTTCAACCGGCAGCTCCAGGCCATCGGACAGCGGGACCTGACCGTCCACATCAACTCGCCGGGCGGGGACGTTTTCGACGGTATCGCGATCACGAACATGCTGCGGGCGCACCCCAACGATGTGCATGTCGTGATCGACGGGCATGCCGCGTCCGCCGCGTCGTTCATCGCGATGGCGGGGAAGACCGTCACCGCAATGCCGAACTCGATGGTGATGATCCACGACGCGTCGGGCGTGTGTTTCGGGAATCAGTCCGAGATGCAGGAGATGGCCGACCTGCTGAACAAGGTGTCTCAGAACCTTGCGTCGATCTACGCCGGCCGTGCTGGGGGCACCGCCGACGAGTGGCGCACCGCGATGAAGGCGGAGACCTGGTACACGGCGGACGAGGCGGTGGAGGCGGGTCTCGCCGATCGGGTGGGCGACACGGACACCCCCAGCGATGTTCAGGTGGCCAGCGACCGCTGGAACTACACCCTCTACAACTACGACTGCCGCGCCTCCGCGCCAGCCCCGATGCGCATCGGGGCCTCGGCACCGCAGATTCCCGCGCCCACTCCGGAGGCGGCCGTCGATGCGGAGGAACTCGCGGATCTCGTCGCCGCGCGCATCACGGCCCTGATTCTCCAGCCCACTGCGCTGGCACCCGTTGCCGCCGTTATCCCCGCGCCGGCCGCTCCCAGCCCGTCCGCCGTCACCGAGCCCACCGTAGATGCCGCACCCGTCGCCGTCGTCGAGACGCCGCCGGAACCCATCCCCGATCCCACACCAGCTGCCGCCCCAGCTGTGGATCCCGCCCTCGCCGACCGGCAAGAGGACGAAACCCCCGTCTGGAACGCCGACGTGTTCCGGCTCGCCATGAAGGAAAGGGCGGCAGCACAATGACCGCACCCGTGATCCCGTCCAACCCTCAGGAGCTGGAAGAGTTCCTCAACGACGGCACCAAGATGAAGTCACTCCTGGGGAACCCCAAGGAGATGGCGGAACTCATCAACGCCTACTCCCAGAAGGTCCTGAACACGGACAAGGATCTCGTCCACCAGTTCAAGCGCGAGCTGGAGATGGGCCTGGTCGACTTCATCGAGAAGGCCGGCGTCGAGGCCCGCAAGGACTTCAAGCCCGGCAAGGCAGTCGAAGCGATCCGCAAGGGGGGACTGCGGGGTCGCGCGAACAAGGGGCAGCTGCACAACGCAACCGCCCTCGGCGCCCCGCTGGACAAGGAGTTCGCGACTTCGGTCGAGTTCTTCCAGGCAATGTGGCACCGGGCTGACACGCTGCCGAACCACAAGGAGTTGGCGGCGAAGCGTGCCCGGCACGCTGAGATCGTCAACGCCTACGGGTCGAATGTGCCTAGCGACGGCGGGTTCCTGATCCCCGAGGTGCTGCGCTCGGAGATCATGTCGCTGGTGCTGGAGGAGTCCATCGTCCGTCCGCTCGCGACGGTGATTCCGATGGAGAGCCTCAAGGTTCCGATCCCGGCGGTCGACGAGACGTCGCGCGCCACGAACATTTTCGGCGGCATGCAGTTCTACTGGACGCCCGAGTCCGGTGCCGGAACCAACAGCTCGGCGAAGTTCTCGCAGATCACGCTCGACGCCAAGAAGTTGTTTGGCTACAGCGGGATCCCGAACGAGCTGATGAGGGATGCGCCCGCGTTCCTCGGCTGGTTCGGCAACAAGTTCCCGAGCGGCATCGCCTGGTTCGAAGACATCGCCTTTTTGGGCGGCGACGGCACCGACAAGCCGTTGGGCGTCATCAACGGCGCCGGCACCGTGCAGGTGACCCGCGCGGGCACGAGCTCGACCACGCTGTCCTACGCGGACGTCGTCACGATGTACTCGCGTATGTACCCCAGCTCGGTGAAGAACGCCGTGTGGATCGCCTCGCACGACATCTTCCCGGCGCTGGCCGAGCTGACGTTCACCCCCGCCGGCGGAACCCCAGTGCCGGTGATGCTGTGGCAGGCCAACGCGGTCGGTCAGCCGCAGGCCGTCCTGCTGGGCCGGCCGATCATCTTCACGGAGAAGGTCGGCCCGTTCGGCACGACCGGCGACCTGCAGTTCGTCGACTTCACTGAGTACCTCATCGGTGACCGGCAGATGATGCAGCTGGAGTCCTCCGTGGACTACCTGTTCGGTCTCGACCAGACCGCGTTCCGGATCCTGGAGCGCGTCGACGGCCGCCCGTGGGTGCAGTCGGCGATCACCCCGCACAACGGCTCCACCTCGACGCTATCCCCGTACGTGGCGCTGTCCTCGGCGCACAGCTGATCACTGACGTTGCTGGTGGGCCAGGCATTCACACCCCTGGCCCACTCGCCGCGCCGTCCCCACGTCTTGCGGGCGGCGAGATACCACCAACCCCTCGAAAGGCAGCATCACCATGCTGAAGCTCGGATACACGTTCGACGTCGGCACCCTGGCCGCCCCGGTCGACCTCACCACGGCGGGCTTCACGGGCCTGCGCGCATGCCTCAAGAACGCCCAGTCGTGCGCGTTCGTCATCCCGGTCGCAGCCGCCGCCTCGGGCACTGAGGATCTGGTGTTCACGCTCAAGGAGCACAACGCGGCTTCCAGCGGCACCACGCAGAACCTGGCGATCATCACCACGGCGTGGGTGAAGTCGGCGACGACGCTGGCGAACACGGAGACCTGGACGAAGGTCACCCAGGCGGCGTCCGCGACCCTGACCCTCGCGGGTGCGACGTACGCCGCCAAGCAGATGATCATCGTGGTACAGGTCAACACCAAGGACGTCGACGACGGCTTCGACTACGTCTCGCTGTCCGTCGCGGACCCGGGCACCGTGTCCCGCCTCGGCGCCGGCCTCACGCTGCTGTCGGACCTGACGGTCCGACGCGACCCGGCGAACCTTCAGCCGGTCCTGTTCTGACCACGAGCTGGCAGCCCCCCTCAATCTGCTGCCAGGTTCGCGCCGGGCACTTCCCAGCCCCCCGGCGCGTTCCCGGCGGCAGCCCCACTTCAAGGAGCATCCGGTGACGAGCGCACATCCCCCGCGAGAGCACAACCCGCACGTGTGGGCCACCCTGGAAGGCAACCCGGTCACCAGCCACATCGTCGACGGCACACCCGCTGTGCCGGTCGACGCCGACGGCAACGTCCTCGTCGAGGAGGTGGATGAACAGTGCCCGGAGAAGACGGATCAGCAGGCTGGTACGGACTCCTCAACATCCTCGCCTACTGCCGAGGAGTCGTCGAAGAGTCCCGAGCCCAGTTCCCCCAAGCCTGCCCCCTCTGTGGAGAGCCAGTCCGAACAGGACCAGACGACTCCATCTACTGCCCCTGGGGACACTGGACCTGGGACGGCACCGAAGACAGCGCCTTCCCGCCGGTCCGCCGCTAAGTCCAAGTAGGACACGGCCTGTCGCGCGGGGAGGTGCCGTGATCACCACCCCGGTGTATTGCACGCGTGATGATGTCAAGCGCGCCACAGACATCGCGTCCGCAGCCCGGTACAACACGCAGATCGACCGGGAGATCGACTCGGCGTCGCGGCTGATCGACGGCCAGATGCGGCGCGTGTTCTATCCGACCCAGGCGACCCGAACGTTCGACTGGCTCGACCACCAGTACTCACTGTCGTGGCGGGCATGGCTGGACGCAAACGAACTCGCCGCACCACCTACGCAGGTCCTCTCGGGTGGGGTGGACATCACCAGCGGCATCATGGCCCGGCCCGACGCGGGCCCGCCATACAACCGGCTGGAGATCGACCTGTCCACGGCCGCGTCGTTCTCGGCGACCGCCACCTACCAGCGGGCGATCAGCGTCACCGGCCTGTACGGGTACAGCGCCACCGAGACGCCCGGGGGCAGCCTCGCGACGGCGATCACGTCCACGACGCAGACCACCACGACCGTGTCCAACGGGTCGCTCGTCGGGGTGGGCTCCATCATCCGAGTCGACAACGAACGCGTGATCGTCACCGACAAGGCCATGGCCGACTCGGGGCAGGCATCCCAACAGGTGCTGCCGGCGGCGGCGAACGCGGTCACAGTGCAGGTTGTTGACGGCACCAAGTACGCGTCAGACGAAACCATCATGGTCGACAGCGAGAAAATGCGCGTCGACGAGATCACCGGCAACCAGCTCACCGTCCTGCGCGGCTGGGACGGCTCGGTGTTGGCCGCACACAACGCCAACACCGAGATCTACGCCAACCGCCAAGTCACGGTGATCCGCGGGGCATTGGGCACCACGGCGGCCACACACGCGTTCGGCGCGCCGATCAACGTGCACCAGGTGCCGGGCGGCATCCGAACCCTGTGCGTCGCCGAAACCCTGGTGCGCTTGGGGTTCGAGCGCTCCGGCTACGTCCACGCCATCACCCGCGGCGAAATGTCCAAGGTCGTGCCGGCGGATGACCTGTGGTCCAACGCCATGGACACCTACCAGCGCAAGATTCGGACCCGGACGGCGGCGCGATTCCTATGAGCGTTGGTTTCGGCGACGTCGGCTACGTGACGTTCAAGGGCCCCGTGTTCGACAACGCCGAGTGGCAGCATGCCATCGACCACTTCGAGCGCGACGTCAGCATGGACATCGCCGATGAGGGTGTGCGCCTGGTGCGGGTCAACCTGTCCCAGGTGTTGCGGCATCCGACCGGCTACTACGAGTCGCGGATCCGCGCGTCCGAGGAGCCGTTCAACACGGCGAGCGTCAACGACTCCGGGGTGATCTACGGGTTCTGGCTGGAGGGCATCGGCAGCCGCAACAGTCCAGTCACGCGGTTTCCCGGCTATCGCACGTTTCAGCGCCT